AGTGGCGATGCGAGTATAACAGGGCAACTATCTGTTGAATCATTACATGTTCATGATAGCAATGGCAATGCAGCAAATAGATTTAAAATTGAATATAATGGAACTAATGGAAACGCAACAGTTGGACCTGATAGTGGCGGAGGCAACACTAATCTTCTTTTAGGCACTTCTAATGGTGGAAGCTATAGTACTAAAGTTGCTATAAAAAATGACGGAAATGTTGGTATAGGAACAGACACTCCGCTATCACTGTTTAATGTTTTTGGTGGAGCAGGCCATTTTAATGTTGCAGGCGCTTCAACCACTGGGCATCATTTAATAGTTAGTGATGGAGATCCTACTGATTGGAGGCCATACGCAGGAAGCACTACTGCATCTGTACAAATTCAATCTTCTTCTTCAAGAGGAATGTTGTTTGCCGCTAAAGATCAGGGAAATCAAGACCTTATTTTCACCAACGGACTTAATATCAGTGTTGGTGCAACTGTTGGTACAAATAGGGGAACTGATATTATAAGTATTACCGAAGGTGGTGATGTTGGTATAACAGGAGAGTTGAAAATAGATGATAATGTTGGAATTGGAACAAGCACGCCAGAGTCTTACAGTAATTATAAAGCTCTTACTATTTCTGACTCAGTGGGAGGACAAATTTACTTTAAGTCAACGTCTAGTTCTGTAACCGCTTATGCAGGTGCGGACAGTAACGGAGCTTATTTAGCTGCCAAGACTAACCACCCTTTAAGATTAAGAACTAATAACGGGGACAAGTTGGTCATAGCAGCGGGTGGCAATGTTGGAATAGGAACAACAAGTCCAGATACACAATTAGACCTAAGTCAAAGCGTAGATGCCCCATTAGCAATAAACATCCACAATCAATCTACCAATGCTGCGGCAGACTCGGCAATATCATTTGAAACGCAAGGACAAATTGATTTTTCAATAGGTCTTGATCGTTCTCTTTCTGCATTTACTATGTGCAGAAGCGCTACATTGGGAAGTAATGAAATAATTAGAATAGAGCCAGCTGGAACTATATCTGCTACTACAATGCTAATAGACGCAGATCAAGGAGATGTAAAGATCGCTGGCGATTTACAAGTTTCTGGTGATCTTTCTGCTGTTACTTCGGGTATTGTTGCTGATGAAGGTGGATATGTTTCTGGAAGTAGTGGTTTCTTTGGAAAAGTTGGAATTGGTTATACTGAAAATGTTTCTGATGATATTGGATATGATGCTAGATTAAGAGTCGGCCAAAATCCAACCAACGGATGGGCAATTATTGCTGGATCTGATAATGTTGGCGCAGCACCGCAATTAACAAACTCTTTAACGAAAGTTGTTAGAATTGGCATGCCTCATTATACTAATGCAGAAGAACCATTTACTTTATTAACAGCAACAAGTGACTCTTCTAAAAATGATCTTCATCTTGGCGGTGGAACTTCGTACGGAAATGCTGCAGAAAATATATATCTTAGAACCGCTCCGCTGCATGATTCCGTTAAGGGAATTACCGCTCTATATATTAACAAAGAAGGACAAGTATTAGCTGGTGCTGACGCTGGTCTTACTACTGCCGCGGGACTTGGTGCAACGTTTACTGTTTCTGGTGATGCCAGTATAACAGGAGAAACAAGAATAGCTGGAAACGTTGGTATTGGCGTGGCGCCAAGTAATAAGCTGCACGTTGAGGGCTCCGCATCTAGTGCATATATGGCATATATCAAGAATACTCATGCATCTGCAGGATATGGTTTGCTAATTGACGCTGGAGACGATAATAATGTAAGTGCGCTTGCAGTGCGAGATAAAGACGGAACCGCGAGGATGGTTGTCAGGGGTGGCGGAAATGTTGGAATAGGAACAGGAAGTCCTGGTGTAAAGCTACATCTCTATGGCGCTGGCTCTCCTCAATTTAGAATACAAGACTCAACAAACAATTGTATTCTAAAAGCTTACGCTCAAGATTCGGACGCTTTTCTTGGTACACATAGTAATCATAATTTAAACATAGGAACAAATAATGCCACAAATATTACTGTAGAAGCTGGTGGTAATGTCGGTATAGGAACAAGCGCTCCAGATCGTTACCTTCATGTTCACAGTGGCAGTGCTGGTTCGGTTACCGCACTTAGTAATTCGACCGCCGTTCTTGAAAGCAGTTCGCATGCTGCATTAGAGTTTCTTTCTCCTAATGCTAAAAATTCAATTATTTATATGAGAGAAGTGGGTGGGGCATATGGTTATATAAACTATGTTCACTCAACTCCTGCAATGAATTTTAGTGTTGGTGGCGGCGCTAACATGATTACTTTAGACGCAGCTGGCCATGTTGGAATTGGAGAAGAGACTCCCGAGGCAACGCTTCAAGTTGATGGTGATGCTAGTATAACAGGAGAGTTAAAAACAAAAGAAATTGTTGTAAAAGATACTGTCCCTGTTATCAAGCTGGAATCTTCTAATAGTCAGAGCCGAATAGATTTCAAAGATGGAACTAATACTCAAGCAACTATCGGATTAAACGACACTCATGGTGATTCGTTTAATATAGCACTTAGCTCCAGTTCAGCTTCCCTTACAAATGACGTTAAATTGATAGTAAAGCAAGATGGCAAAGTTGGTATCGGAACAACTGGTCCAGGCTCGTTATTAAACGTCAGCGGCTCAAATCCCACTGTACGAATAAACTGTAATGGCGCTGAACTTGGTGACGGTAATGACACTGCGATGTATAGCTTCGGAATAGACAGCAATTTTGACTTTGCTGGAATAAAGTTTGATTATACTGACAGGGTCGCTAGTGGCTTAGCTCTATTTACTTCCCCTGCGTACGGTTACCCGATCAGTATTACTCCTAGCACCGACAAAGATATATTTTTAAATGTAACCGACGGTGGTCATGTTGGTGTAGCAACAGCAAGTCCAGAAGCAAAACTTCATGTTAATGGTGACGCCAGTATAACAGGAGAATTAAGAGTAAACGGTGAAATAGTAGTTGCAGACCATTTAGTTCATAAAGGTGACACGGATACTTATCTGGACTTTACTGTAGATAGGTTTAGATTTTTTGCGGGTGGTGTTCAATTGATTGACGCCCGAGAAGCTAGTACAGATTATGTTAAGATTGGTGATGGTGGTGAGGATGTAAACTTTGTCGTTACTAGTGCCTCAGCAGGAATAGATTATACTCTTGAGGTAGACGCAGGAAGTTCCACCGTGGGAATCAACTGTGATCCTTTAGATGCTAAAGGTGCTGCGCTTGTTGTTAGTGGAGATGCCAGCATAACGGGCCAATTAAAAGCACATTTAGGCATGGGCTTGAAAAATGCCTATTCTCTACACTGGGATAATGAAAACACTAGAATTATAGCGAACCACTCTGCCGATTATATGAATTTTGATGTTGGCGGTTACAGTGAAATTCTACATATAGAAGGTGACGGCAGAAAAGTTGGTATTGGTGGTCCATGGAATACAAATCCTGAAGCAAATTTACAAGTAAGCGGTGATGCTAGTATAACAGGAGAATTAAAAGTAGCGGGTGGGCCGTTAGGCGTGGTTATAGGATCAAGCGCTAGTACTCCATCTGATACCTCCAGGACTTTGATGATGTATAGGCAAAATGCTGACTATTACCCTGGCACAGACACTCACTTTGCAGCTTATGTAAAACAGAATACTTTCGGCACTTATGAAGGGGTCCATTTTAGGTCTCGTGGATATAGATTTGAAAGGCACGATGGCAGTCATTTTGCGTCTATAAACAGAGACGGCGAAATGTTGATCGGTGAGGGTATTGGCCAGGCTGGCTCGATGCTCACAGTTAGCGGTGATGCTAGTATAACAGGAGAATTAAAAGTTGATGGTAATTTAGTTCTCGTTACCTCTGACCAATATTTAGACAATAACTATTTTGTGCATGGGAAAGAAACGGGAGGTACTAACCGACAGCTAATCGGCTTAAATTCTAGCGACAAGGTTAGTATAGACGGAGCAGGAATTGGTGCTATTTTTGGTGGCTCGGTTGATTGTACGCATTTAACTGTAGACAGTAATCTTAATCATGATGGTGATGCTGATACTTATATTGGTTTTACAGAGGACAGAATTCGATTAAATGCTGGCGGACTCGAACTGATTGACGCTCGAGAGGCTGGCACAAATTATGTTGCAATCGGAGGGCTAGATGCTAATCAAGATGTAAACTTCTTGGTTGGTAGCGCGGTAAACGGCATAGACTACGTTCTTGAAGTGGACGCAGGAAGTTCCACCGTGGGAATCAACTGTGATCCTTTGGATGCTAAAGGCTCTGCTCTTGTTGTTTCTGGTGACGCTAGTGTAACAGGCGAATTAAATATAGTTGGGCCTCTTACTGCATCTGTAGCAAATGCATCTCAATTTTATGCTTTAAAAGTTACGCGCTCTAGCTCTACTTTTGTTAGCCCAGATATTTGGGATGGAAACAGTCATGGTGTTGTAGTTGGCGCAAACAGTAGTCAGCCGACTTTAGTGGTTCACCATGGGGACGAATCAGCTCATGGTGGCCAAGTTGGTATAGGGGATTTTAGGGCTTCTGGTCCAGAGGCAAAATTTGTTGTAAGTGGCGATGCTAGTATAACAGGAGATTTGAGCATAGGTTCTACGAAAACTATTAAGCACGGTGGCGACGCTGATACTTATATACAATTTGGTAGTGATTATTTTGCTTTTATTGCTGGTGCTTCTAATTTATTTTCAATAGATGAAGATAATAGTGAGGTTGTTGTCAATGAAGCGGGTGGAAATTTTAATTTCCGCGTTGAAAGTGATAACGAGGATCATTCATTATATGTCAGGGGTGCGGATGGATATGTTGGAATTGGCACGTCGAATCCAGATGGATCCATGCTTCGAGTTAATGGTGATGTTGGTATATCGGGACAATTAAGGGTTTACTCAACTAACAACGATGCCGTAAAATTTCAAGGCGACGACCACTGTCGGGTTCAGATTGACGGAACGGACAACTCGGAAAAATCTTTAATCTTTAGTGAGGCAGGTACTTATAGGTGGTTAGTGGGCATGGATAATGTAAACCCTGCTGCCGCTTTAGACTCTTTTGTCATTAAGCAGGCTGCTGATGGAGCGGAAAGCTTTGTAATAGACACTTCAAATAATGTTGGAATTAGCAATGGCAAACTATTAGTAGGAGAAGGGAACGGCGCAGAAGCTTTGCTCACTGTTTCTGGCGATGCTAGCATATCAGGAGAACTTAGAACAAAAACTCCTCTTAAAGTTGAAGCAGATACTCCAACTTCAGATGCTCATTATTTTAAAATGTCGTATGATAATTCTGTGGGCATTCTTGATGCAAATAGAGGAAAGATGCGGCTACAATCAAATGATGGAGTTATTTATACAGATGGTGATTCGATTGGGATTGGAACAGCAACTCCAACGCATGAGCTTCATGTCTCTGGCAATACTACTATTGGCAACGCTGACACAGCAAACACAACTATAAAAATCGGCCCAGCTTTAGGTACATCAAACAATTATTTCGGCGGAGGAACATTAAGCACAGATTATAGATCGCAAATAACAATTGGTGGACCTAACCATACGCCAGGAATTAGATTTCAAAATGATCGCTTGAGCAGTTCATATGAAATTTATGCTGATAGCACCGCGTTACATTTTCAATCAATGAATAGTAACAGGGATTTTGCTTTTAATGGTCATCAAGATTTAAGTAATTCAGTTTGGATAACGCAAGGAGAAGGTCAATTAGGGCTTGGAGTTAGAGAGCCAGAGGCCAGATTGCATGTTAGCGGCGACGCTAGTATAACAGGAGCGCTAGATGTTGGCGGTGCAACTACTATTGATGATAATCTCACAATAACAGCTAGTAACCATTTGTTTGTTAGTCAATATATCAAGCATCTCGGAGACGATGATACATTCATTAATTTTACTTCTGATGAAGTACGAATAGACGCTGGCGGCATTGAGATGATAACATGCAAAGAAGCTGGCACAGATGCTGTTGTTATAAACTCGGCTGGTGTAGACATGGATTTCCGAGTTGAATCCCAAGGCAATGAGAACATGTTTTATGTGGATGGCGGAAGCAATCTTGTTGGCTTTGGTACTTCTAGTCCAAGCGCGTCATACACAGTCACAGTAAGTGGTGGACTTGCGGCAGATTATAAGAGCTTTATTATTAGCCATCCAGACCCCGCAAAACCAGACAAAGATCTTGCATACGGATCATCAGAAACAGACGAACATAATGTATTTGTTCGTGGCAGAGCGCAAAGCAAAATTATTGACTTGCCAGATTACTGGCCACACTTAATACATGAAGAAAGTATAACGGTTCAATTAACTCCAATAGGAGAACATCAAGAACTATACGTCGAATCAATAAAAGATAATAGAATTTTAATAAATAATAAAAAAGAAAACAAGATAAACTGTTTTTATCTAGTACATGCAGAAAGAAAAGACATTGGCAAATTAGAAGTAGAACCAGACAAAGGAGGAAAAAGTGCCCAGTAATATAGTATATGGACCTCAAGTGGTTGTAGATAGTGATTTAGCTTTATGGTATGATATGGCAAGTCCAAAATGTTGGAATGGAAATTCTAATATAACTACTGAAATATATAATTTAGCTCCACAACGTGATACTTATCCCAAAATGGGATGGGATGCTACAAGTACTGACAGAACAGGATTTGGATTTTATATAAGTCCAAATGTTCCTCTTAGCGGAAATACTTTTCAGACAATTTATGGTGCCACAGTTGCTAATAATAATAATTATGTTGGAAACTTTATGGAAGGAGCAGGAAACTTAAGTTTGACTGTTAATAATAACTTCACAACAATGGCCTGGCATGCCAGCACGTTTCCTAGGCAATCAACATTACTAGCATACAGAAGAGCAAGTACTACGCTGCGATTTAGCGTCGACAGTGACAGCATGGATTTTTATCAAAGGCATACTTCGAGTCCTTATGCTACACAGAATGTCACTGTTAGTCATAGTCAGCCAAATAACGTTTTTGCTCATTATGCATTAGTAAAAGCTGGACTTCCTAATGCTCAACAGGCAGATTTCTCTTTTTATAAAAACGGAGAACATATGGGCACAAGCAGCCTGACTTTGTCTGAACAAATAGCTGCTGGAAACTATTATGACATTGGGCAAGATTGGTCTGATGACGATTATTATAGTAATAACTCAGAAGGATTTTATGGGCCAACAATGCATTACACCAGAGCATTATCCCATGCAGAAATTAGGCAAAATTTTAACGCATTAAGAAGTAGATTCGACGTATGAAAAAGAAAGGAAAAATATGGGCGTAAGTGTCGGGCCAAAAATGCCAGTCATTAGATCTCTTGGGCCTACATCAGCAGGAACCCAAGACGGAACATTTAATGATTCCACAAATTGGGGTGTAACTCCTGGCAGTTTGGGAGATAGCGATAATTGGGCTATCAGTGGAGGAGTGGCCTCTATAGATGGATCGCAAGACAATACGCGATGGTTAATAATTCAACTAACACAAAACAAATATTATAAAATTAAGTTGGATATAGTCAGTTACAGCAAAGGAACATTAAGCCTTTCTTACGCTACTGGCAACACTACTTCAGGCACAGAAATGTATAAAAAGGGCTCTTATGTTTTTACTGGGCAGGTTACGGGAAATTCAATTTGTTATATTAGAGCTGCGGGTGGGAGTGGCGCTTTTATAGGTAGTATAGATAATGTTGAAATAGAAGAAGTTGACGAAAATGGCAACCCAATATCTCCCCTTATATTATCTTTAGATGCAGCAAATGCTAAAAGCTATGCTGGCGAGCCTACCGTAAACTTCGCAGGTTATTATCGTGAAGCATTGTCCAGCGTTGGAACAGAAACTGCTTCAAGTGGTAAAGTCAGATCAGGAAAAGTAAGAGACGGATACAATGCTACTACTGATTATACTCAGGGTACTGCAGTATGGGATAACAATCATCCAAAAGCAAGAGTAGCTTATGAAATCCGAGGTACTCCCACTGCAGTCGCATCTTATATAAACAGTGGAGTTGATTCTGGCGGTTGGGAAGACGAAGCTCATGCTATTTATGTTTTTGATGAAATTTTAAAAAAACCTGTTATACAAGTGGCGCCAATAGATAGCACTTATGGAACATCTGGCTTTGGCGGCTGGCGAGCAAAATCTTTTAACATAGGAAGCACATGGACTCAAATGGGCATAGATGCTGGAAGCACTTACACGATTTCCTGGTTACAATGGTCAAATTATGTTGGAGCATATTGGAGGATCGGGCTTTATGATACCGTAGAAGGCGGCAGTTCAAACGGCTTTCAAGATGGCTTATCCGATTCTTCGAATGGTCAAATAGTAGCAGGAGTATGGGAAAGAAAAAGCCACACAGTCAGCTCTGCTGCGGATTGGACGCAAACTTCTGCTCCAAATATATATTGTTATGGACATTATACTCCAGCGGTATACTCGACAATGAGAATTACTGACATTCAGGTAGAGGTAAAAGGATATCGAACTCCAATGGTCGAAGGGGTCGCAGTAACAAATACTTATGAAGGTGCTAGGTCTGCAACTAATGGATGGAAAGATCTTTCTAGAAAAGGCAATCACGGAACACTAACAAACATGGTTGGTACGGGAGTTGCACATTATAAAAAAGGAAAAACAATACATTTAGAAGGCAATAACACTTCTGCGTATTTAGATTTTGATGGAAGTAACGATTATGTCGCTGTAAGTCATACTAGCGATTTTACTACTGCTAAAACATGGGTCTGTTGGTTTAAATTAGATTCTATTCCAGCTAGCGGTACTTATGATAGTATATTTCAATCTTCTGACAACTGGAATAGTGCTGGTGGAATATCCTTGCAGATGATTTATGGCAATTTTACGTGGAGTTGGGGAAGTAGCTGGAGCGGGTCTTGCTCGATTGCAAATAGTACATTGTCAACTGGAGTTTGGTATCATTTTGTAGGAACCAGCGGAGGAGATACTGAGTCTGGTGCAATTAAAATGTATCTTAATGGTGAACTTAAAGACACTGGCACAGCGAATCAAATACCTGATGACACTCCGACTTATGTGACGATTGGAAGTGGTGATGGAGGAGGATTTGATGGAAAAATTGCGGTCTTTCAAGTTTACACTGAAGAGTTAACGCATAAACAAATTAAAGAGATGTATGAATCTCAAAAATCAAGATTTGGATTATAATGGAAAAAAATAAAAAAATTTAAAAAATAATAGTATGAAAAATAGATTTCCAAACAGAAGATGGTGCATTATCAATAGCGGTGATGCCGCAAATGTAAACTTTAATCAAGTTATGGAAAATAGTGTCGAAACATTAAGATATTCGGTTGATAAAAGCAAAACCTTTGTAAAATATAACGTATCGACGCATCCAATTCCAAGAGGAACCAATGATCAAGGCGATATAATCTACGGAGATAATGTTGATAGTCAAGGCAGAACATATACTTTATACTACGAAACAATAGAACAAGTTGTTGACTTTTATTCTGATCAACCTGGTCAGGGACATGTTGTAACTGGCAGCGGAATAGTGAACTTTCCAACAGAAAATGTTACTGGGTCGGGAATATTGTATGAATCTGGTGTTACTGTTGGTAGGCCTGACATTTTTTCAAGCGCATTAACTGTATCAGGAAAAACTGAGTTTAATCATCCAGAAATTTTAGGGATATTGGCGACAGAAGAATGGTCGTCAACAGGAATATTTTAATATGGCGCAGAATATACAACCAAAAATTGTTACTGACGGTTTAGTTTACAATCTAGATACGTTGGGTGGTCGTGGTCCGAATAAAATTATTACAAAGCCTACACAGATTGACGACTGCGTGCTGTGGTTGGATGCAGCAGATGAATCAACAGTAACAGGAAGCGGAACAAATATATATACTTGGAATGATAAAAGTGGAAATGGTAATGATGCGTACAATCATGGAAGTGAGTATCCGCAATATGACGGAACAACTATAAACGGACGTAAGGTTGTTCATTTCATTGCAACTGGAAGTAGTGCTAATGGTGATGTTTTAAAAGGAGCTTTTGCAGCTGGATCACAACCGTTTTCTGGTTCCACGGGCGGAACTATTATTATAGTATTCAAGCAAAAATCTTTTGTTGGTACTGAATTTGCTGCAGTTTTAGAATTAGCTGAAGGAGCATACGCTTCTAGTAGTTATGGTGACAGACTTATTACTAACATCTTTGGTTCTGCTTATAGTGGCGGCGGCAGCATCAACGCAGTTAGGATGGCTAGTGGCGCAGGAACCACTAACTATACCGCAAGAATCGAAAACGGCGCAGCAATAATAATGTCTTATACTAATGATGGCACCACAACAACAACATATGCAAATGGTAAAAAAGTTGGTACTGCTTCTGAAGATGAAGCAGATAATGCCCGAACACATTTTTGTTTAGGCGATGATATGACAAGTGGAGATCATTTTAACGGCTACATATGCGAAGTTATTGTCTTTAACAGGACTATTACAACAAATGAAAGACAGCAAGTTGATTTATATTTGTCGAGAAAGTGGAATATAGCTATTTACACAGCAACAAGAAACCAAACCACACCAAACAATCTATACAGCAGTAATCTTCCTGCAACTGGACATAAAAACGGTGAGTTGTTTCAAGTTGGAAACGCTTTATATTTTAAAGGTGGGACAAATACACTAGTTAGCGGCAGTCAGGCTGATTGGATAAATTGCGGCACTGTGCTAGGAAAGGGGAATACATATAACTCGGGAAACAACTTTACTCTTGAAGCTTGGGCATGTAGCAAATCTCCAACAAGAGACGGCTCAAACTGGAAAACTATTATAGGAAGCAGCAGTTTGGCACAAATAAATTTTTACGGCGCTAGCACTGTTTATCTTATAAAAAACGGAGGACAGCCAGGTGGTAACGCACTTAGCTCGAGCTCAGTAACCCTGCATGATTGGCATCATATAGTTGGAACATACAACGGAGAAGGCTTAAGCCAAGGATTTAGCGGCAACAGAGACACGGGCCCAGACAGAAGACAATTATATGTTGATGGTCAAATGGTTGCTAGCGACAAAGAAAGTATGTATGGAGGAAGCATTGATAACAGCTTTATAGCTTCATATCACGCAAACGGTCTTGAGCGTGGGCCTATGGAATTAGCTGTAGCGAGAATTTACAACAAAGAACTAAGCCGCGCAGAAATTCAGCAAAATTATAATGCCCAAAAAGCTCGAATAGATGCGATACCAAAAATACCAGCACCAGCAAATTTGCAATTATATCTAGACGCTGGAAACTTTGAGAGCTATCGTGGAACTGGCAGTGGGACAACTTTTAAGGATCTAAGCGGAAATAGTAAAGATGGAACAATATATGGCGCAACTTATGCTTCAACTTTGCCAGAAAATGACATGGGCAAGTTTTTCAGCTTTGACGGAACCGATGATTATGTGAATATAACAAGTATAGATCTAAGTGATAAGCCTTATATTAGTATGGCTGTTTGGTTTAGAACAACACACTCGGATAGCACGATAAACTATGGACTGTTCATGATAGGAAACGCTGCCAATGAGGGTGGAGCAGGTATAAGCATTGATGCTTCGGATCGACTTTATGTTTTTTACAGAGACGCTGCTTACAGTAGTGGTTCTTACCCAACGCTTACAGTAACAAGCCCTACTGTAACAGATGGCGAGTGGCATTTTGCTACGTTTACATACGACTCAGTCGGAGCGTCATTATATTTAGACGGAGTAAAGCAGGCTTCAACTGCAAGATCATCTACTATGTCGGATCTCACAAGCGAGTTAGTTCATCTTGGTCATTTAACTAATCATGATCCTGGAAACTATCATTGGGGCGGCGATATATCTGCTGCGATGATGTGGAATAAAGGGTTAAGCGAAAAAGAAGTACAACAAGCATACGACTATTTTAAGCATAGATACGGAAAATAACAAGTGTAATATAATACAAGGCATATGGCAACTCCAGACATACTAATTACCCCAAGCAAAGGACTTATTGAGTTTACTGGCTCAAATACTGGAACTATAAGCTTAAGAGTCGCGGAAAGTGGCGATTTGCACTTCGAGGGCGACCAAGGATCTTTGTTGAGTATTTCAGATGACCTTTCAGATAGTTTATTCAGCGTAAATGATGCCGCGGGCATGCCTGTTTTTGAGGTTTTTTCAGATGATACCATAAGAGCTTATCACCTAAATGAGCCAAAGCTTGAAATAGACCCAGAAAACCAACAAATAAGATTAAGAGATAATACATATGTTTCTGGTGACTTGTATGTTTCTGGATCAGTTATAACTGCTGATGGAACCAGTCCAGATCATGTTAGCGGGTTGAGCGGCTATTTTGGAAAAGTTGGAATTGGTACCTCGGTATATACCCATCCAGACCGACCATTAGTGATTCACGGAACAAATATGGGAGGAATGCCCCAGGGCGGGATAATCAGGCTTGCAGACGGGACTGCTGATGGAGCTGGGGCTATAGCTTATCTAGAGTTTGGCGGAGCGGGCACCTCATGGAACAGGCATTCTTATATTGGAAATGCTGGTGGAGGCGACAGTCATTTGTGGATTGCAAATGAAGAAACGCACGGAGACGTTGTATTTCATGCTGGTAATAGTGAGAAGGCACGTATATATGCTGGTGGAGACTTTAGTATAACAGGAGAGCTTAAAGCAGCTGGCCCAATTATTGTTACTTCTACTTCCAGAGTTCAAGCTGATACGCTTAACAATGCAGCTAACTCTGCAAATATAATTTATCGAAGCGATAATTTTACTATTGTTGGTAATCATGCTTCAGGGATTGTCATACAAGACGATGGCAGTATTGGAATAGGTACAGCGGCACCTAAGTATCCTTTCCATTGGCAGTCGGGAACTTATAGAAACATTAGATTTGAAAAACGTACATCTCCAGCAACATCTAGTAGCACATATACTCCATGTATAAACATTGGAAGAAATGATGCTACATCATATCTTGCTATTGCATACGACTCACAAGGTACTGAACATGCATACATAACAAGAAATTATGCTAATGCCAGATTATTTTTTATGGGAGGTAGTGCTGGTGCTGATCATCATATGCACATAGATAAAGAAGGCAAAGTATATATTGGGTCGTTGGTGTCATCAATGAGCGCGCAAGTTAACGAAGCTTTGTTTACTGTGAGCGGAGATGCCAGTATATCGGGACGATTGAATTGTAACAACAGCATACAGCTAACTGCTAATGACACTTCACTGCAATCTGCGGATGGAGATACGTACATTAGATTTTTAGACGATAGAATGATTCATTATTGCGGCAATACTACAATGATTGATGCTCGAGAAATGGGCACGGATTATGTCGCTATCGGGGGAGTGGGCGATGACCCAGATGTAAACTTATTAGTTGGTAGCGCTGCAGCTGGAATAGACTACGTTCTTGAGGTGGATGCTGGAACTTCCACCGTCGGGATTAACTGCGATCCTTTGGATGCTAAAGGTTCTGCACTTGTTGTTAGTGGCGATGTTAGTGTAACGGGAAGCTTGAGGACTTCTGATTATGTTCAGACTGATCGTGTTTATTTTACTTCCTGGAGTAGTTCTGTTATTACTAATGACAGTTCTATACTTGGTCTTTACGGAGACGCGGGAATATCTATTAGGACTTATGATGGAGGATGGAAAGAGCATATAGGTATTTCAGACGGAGGAGATGTTGCAATATACGGACCTAATCTTACTGTGAGTGGAGACACTAGTATAACAGGATTTACGCAAACAAAAACAATTTATGCAAACACTACAAAAACGAATACTCTTCTAGTAGGCTCTGTGGTGGGTACGGCAACTCATAATATTATTGGTTCCGATGGCTATTGGGGTATTCGTACTGCAAATGGTGGAGACCGACTTGGAGCTTTTGATCTTGATGTTTATAATGGCGGTAGTATAAAAACCGCTTTCACTATCGCAAATAGTGGCAATGTTGGAATTGGACAGACCACGCCAAAATCATATTTACATATCGGCGGAGATTTTAGTGATGCAGTCAACGATATAAACGGTACCCTTGCAATAGCAATAAAAGAAGCCACTGCAGATTCTCGTTATGGAATATATATGGAGAGGGCTGGAGAACGCAGAGGTTATTACGTTGGAATTGGAGGGTCAAAGGACTCACTAACATTTGAACGTAATAATGTTGGAACTAAGTCTGATGTAATGTCTCTGACGAGAGATGGATATGTTGGAATAGGGACAACAGATCCAAGTGGATTACTACAGGTGCATGGTGGTTCAAGTGCAGGAAGCTTGTATATTCAAGGCGCAGGAGCAAACGTTGCCGCAAATTTAAAATTTCGCCATAATGGTGGAGGTGGCAGAACTAATATCGATGGAGAGTGGAATATAAGCTTTGGCTCCGACCAAACTAATTTTGCAGATGGAATATCTTCAAGTATGGATGGAGGTTTGGTAGTTTGGCATCAAAAAGGAGATGGCTCGTATTTAGATCTTGTAAGATTTAAAGATGATGGAAGAACTATTTTTAACAACTATGGAGTTGGAATTGGCACATCGGTGTTTGCGGGTTCCATGCTGGGGGTTGGTGGTGATGTTGGTATATCAGGAGCATTAAGACTTAAGGCAAACGGAGCCTCCACTGCTCACGTTTTTGACACCCAAGATTCTGCTGGAAATCAAACTTTTTATATACAGGATGGAGGCAGAGTCGGGGTTCGGTATTATCCTTTTGTTGTGGGGGCCACTACGTCTACTGCGACAACATCGGCATGTAGAATGGAGGTATTTGGCACCTCTTCTAAACTAACAATAAGTAATAGTGGTCATCTTGGAATTGATAAGGTTGACCCAATAGCGCTGTGGCATGTTGGCGCACCTACTAGAAATGCGGGAGCAGCCGTGCAAACGCAAGCTGGGTATTTTGCTGGAGCCAAAAGTGCATTTTCTAGTTCTTCGTATTTAGGGTTATGGCAAAATCAACTTCATATAGCTGATACTTCAGCCTGCGCTGCTGGCATAGGCGGTGCTATTACATTTGGCGCTACGCAGAATAATGCAGACGGAACCTTTTTAGCGTCAATTGAAGCTTACAGAGATAATGGCGAAACTTCAGAATATGGCGGAGGCATGGTTTTTAGAACCAGAACTCATGGAAGCGCAGTAATGGGCGCTCACATGTTTATTAGTTCTGTGGGTCAAGTTGGAATTGGCACAACAGGTTGTGATGGATCCAAGCTGCGCGTTAATGGTGATGTTGGTATATCAGGAGAGGTAAGCATCCAATATGCAGGCGGAGCACCAAACGGCCTTCGTGTTAAAGGAACTTCAAACAGATCAAAAATTGTAGTCAGTGATAATGATACTTCTGCTTATATGATTGCTGAAGATGCCCTGGCAAGCTTCGGAAGGCAGGATCATTTAGACCCTGCTAACATTAATATAAGTAATGGCGGAAATGTTGGAATGGGAACAACAAATCCAGACACCAAACTCCATTTATCTACTGCAACAGGAGCCGTTTTAAGGATTGAAAGAAATGACACATCTATTGCTGCGGATGATTTTTATGGAGAAATACAATTTGAAGGCCAAGACAATAGTGCCGCTTCATCTGCTGGCGTAAGAGGAAAAATAGTAGGCGTTGCAGAAGGCGGTGATGGAACCATGGGTTTAGCTTTATATCCTAGCGCTGGTTACAGTGAGCCCGCAGAGGCGATGCGAATTGCTGGTGGAGGAAATGTTGGAATAGGAACAACAGACCCCGACTATAGATTGACTGTTAACGCAGGAACCACTAACGAGATAGCGCGTTTTAAATCTACTGATAACGATGCTTTGATATCTATATCAGATAATACTGATACTGTCTATGTAGGTCTAGATGCTTCTGCTGACATAATGTCACTTGGCTTTAGCAACTCTTTTGCCTCTACAAATTTAAGTATAGATACGGCGGGTAATGTTGGCATTGGAACAACAAATCCTGATAGTGCGTTACATATTTATAAAACTGCGCCAATAATTTCTCTTACTGATACTAATAGTTTCAGTGATTCAGATGATAGATTTATATTTAGAGCTGGAACTCCAGACGGAGGATTTTTTCAGTGGTATGACGACAGCGCAAGTACTACTACAAATTTAATGTTTATTGGTGCTGATGGCAATGTTGGAATAGGAACAACGACTCCACACGCAAAATTTACAGTAAATGGCGAAGCTAGTATATCAGGAGAACTAAGAATTGAGCGATATATTTCGCATGGAGGAGACACTGACACTTTTCTTGACTTTTCCACAGATCGAATACTGACATATGCTGGAAATACTGTAATGATTGATGCCCGAGAAGCTGGCACAAATTATGTTGCGATTGGGGGAGTGGGTGATAACCCAGATGTAAACTTGTTGGTTGGTAGTGCCGTAAACGGTATAGATTATACTCTTGAAGTAGACGCTGGAAGCTCTACAGTTGGCATCAACTGTGATCCTTTGAATGCTAAAGGTGCTGCGCTTGTTGTTAGTGGAGATGCCAGTATAACAGGAGAATTAGTAGTCGGGGAAGAAGCCGCTGGCGCTTCAATGACACTGCTGCGAAGTAATGACTCTCCATACATAGGATTTAACTCTGCAAGAGCTTCAAGAGAAGGTTATATACAAGCTACAACAAGCTATTTTTATGTTGTGAATGACAATGCTAGTGACATTCGATTCATGACAAATAATACCACCAACTTAAATCTTAATAACGCAGGGAGTATTACGAGTGCAAGAAGAGGTGATGTTGGGGCATATAACATGAGATGGGGACAAGTGTTTGCTAATAGTGGTAGTTTTGGAACAGATACTGTTCACCAACACGGAGCTTCTGGAGCTCTTCATGTAGATAGTAATGGCACAGGATTGATAGTAGCTAATAGATCAGTAACAGGAAACGTACTTGAGGTATTTGGCTCGCAAGGCAATCTTCTTACTGTAACAGATGATTTGTCTGATTCGTTATTTAGTGTTGGTGATGCTGCTGGTATGCCAGTATTTGAAGTTTTCTCAGATGATACAGTTAAAGCTTATCATATGAACGAAGCCAAATTCGAAATTAATCCAGAAAATCAACAAATAAGACTAAGGGACAATGTAGATGTTTCTGGAAATTTAACGGTTAGTGGCCTAGTTGGAATTGGGATGAATGGACTTAATGGATCATTTACCCCATCAGGACTCTTACATGTAAAAGGCACTAATACAGCTAAAATCATTTTAGAAAATACTGACAATGCTACCAGCATCGACATTGACTACTATAATAATGCAAACGCTGTCCAAAGTAGAATTCGCTATGATGAAGGACCAGGACAATTTAGTATTCAACCAAATGTATCGAGTACTAGTAGTCACACATATTTTAATTACGCTGGTCAGGTTGCTTTGGGAACAAGTACTACTAGTGGTAGACTTTATATCTTGGACCCTACAGACGGAGGGGCAAGCTTGAGCACTGCTATAAGACTTGGTAGGCGTAATGGAAATCACACAAATGAATTCGAACTAAAAACCCTACACGACGGAAGTGATGAAGTTGATGCGATTGCTTTTTTCTTTAACGATCATGAGTCTTTAAGATTTAATGACGCGACTGCCGCCTCTAAAGCTGTAATAGATATTGGATCAAATAACTTAGACCTTGATTTAATCAGAGTAACTAGCAATGGATCAGGACCAAAGGCAACTGATTATTATGGCGGATCACTAAGGTACGTGGGGTCAAGAAGTGACGATGGAAACTCTTTGTCGTTTTTTATGCATCAGGCATCTGCCGAACAGGCAAAGGAGATGTTCTCCATAAGCCAATACGGTAACGTGTTAGTTGGTGAAGGAGTTGGAACTAATCAAGGAGCATTATTTACCGTGAGTGGTGACGCTCAAGTAACAGGGAACTTGCAAGTTGGAAGTCAGATTGGAGTAAATACACCCGCAGATGGAACTATAACAGCTAAAGCTGCATCAGATGGAACTAATGTTCTAAATTTAGTATCCAGCGCTAGTGATGCACTATTTAACGTGCGGCAATCTGCTAATGACTGCTTAATTCGTGGTTATAAAGTTGGGGGAGCGCAAACTATTCAGATAGCTACAGACGCTGACACTACATATTTTAATGGCGGTAATGTTGGTATGGGAACTGCCACCCCATCATCGCGTCTTCATGTTGTTGGGGATGTGCAAGTAGAAGGAACTATAAGTGGTCATTTAGGAACGCATGCTTATGCAAGATATGGACATATGGAAACTGCTGGAGGTGACGGCGGCTCTGCAACTGCAGATTCATACACTGATAAAGAAGTTAGTCATGCATTACATCTTGAGCAAACTGGATGTGCGTATTCTGGGTTTTCGTCTTTTAATAGTGCAAATTATATTATGACTTTGGACAAAGGACAATATTATGTCAAATGGACTTGTCCAGGTTGGAATGTTGGGTATCATCATACAAGATTAAGAGATTCTGATGTATCAACCACTTACTTAGTTGGAACTACCGCAAAAAATAATTCATCTAGTTATTCGACCAATAGCTATGGAGCTGGAACAATTTATTTAGAACGAGAAACAAATCTTAAAATGCAACACTTTACCACTAAAGGAGGCTATTCTTACAACTTTGGTTATTCTATTGACACTGATGGTAGTGTTTCTGCTAGTGATTATGATGATGACATTTATTGGTGGATAGAATTTTGGAAGGTTTCAAGCGATGGAGTTGAACCATAAGAACATATTATGAATTTAACAAGAGTATTAACAAAATTAGAGTATCCCGCGCGACAAAGAGAAAGTGGCTTGCCAGTCTTTGAAACTTGTTGTACTTGGAAAAGTACATACGAACAAATGTCTGGTGCTTGGGTGTCGACTAACGCCCCGCTTTTACCCAAATCTGTATTTGAAGCTGCTTGGGAGGAAATATTAATAGAAGATGCCGCAACAGAATACGAAAAATACAGAACGCACGAAACTTCAGGATATGCGCCAATAGCGGATCAGTTAGACATGCTTTATTGGGATGTTGCTTCAGGAGTCTTTGGAGAACAGGCGAAAGAGTCTACTTGGTTTAAAAGTTGCAGCGGAACAAAAGCTGAGTTCCCAAAACCAAATTAATCAAGCGATATTTTTACGTTTTTATTTTCGTATGTAGTCTTTTTGTCTGCGACATGCTTAACTCCATGTTTCTTTTCATAATTTTTAAAGTATTTTTGTTTAACTGGGTCTACTCCTCCGTTTGACTGAGCTCGTTTTTCACTAAGTTCTTTGCTATAATCTAGCATATCGCCAACACTGCCTTTCATTTTGCCCGTGCGCTCCACAAATTCATTTTGACTGTATGGATCTAGCTTTGTGGCAGTCGAATTTCTCATACTTATTTGCGGTGCTTCATATACGCGTTCCCAGCAGTCTTCGTCTCCGTTTTTGCCGCGGTAGGGAGCATAATTTTTCATGCTCATTTCTACTTCTACGTATTCTTCAGTTTCTGTGTTGTAAAATAAATAAATCATGGTAATAGTATTTCTGTTTTTTCGTGACCCACTATAATATTTGGATCTATATAAGTTTCAAAGCCCTTTTCAGCTGCTCTATGCATAAACCCGCAGTCTGTGGTGGTCATTTCGTATATTCCGTCTTCATCAAACCATGTAGGCTGTACCCATGGATATTCTAAAGATTCAAACACTCCTTTTTTAACTAATAACCAACCAAAACCAGTATACGAAACTTTAAATATGTCCTTTCTATTAGCTACACTTTCGGGAGTTAAAAATTTAAAATAACCGTTTTGTTTAAAAAAATCTTTATCCCAGTCTTCTACTGTTGCAAAATATTGTCCTCCTTGCATTAAATATAGTCCAGACAGTATATCAACATTTGTTTCTTGGGCTTTTTTTAAAAGATTAAAAAAATCACTAGGATTGAATACTTGATCGCTATCAATCCACATTAAGTAATCATAATCAACTTTGCCTTGGAATGGTTTTTGGTTTTTTCCTCCTCTTGAGCTTCCGCCAAGACACGCATTGCATACAAAGTATCTGTTAACGTGATATTTTTGAGATAGTCCCCATTGTATGTTGTGCTTTGGCATTTCAACAAGCAAATCAGTCCAGCTTGTTAAAAAATTATTAGTAAAGCTTCGACCTGGTAAACAAAAAATTACTTTAGTTTTTTTACTCACAAAATATCTTCTATGTCATCAAGCTCTTTTTCAAGTTTGTCGAAGTGTTCTTGCTCTATCTCTGTCCTTAGTAACACTTCTTTCATCTGTGCAATTATGTCTTTTACGTTGCTTTTAGACTCTGGTAACCACGTGTATTTTGAATAATATTCTAATTTGTCCTCTAAGTCGGAAAAGCGTTCTCTGTAAAAGTCAATGCTTTCTTGGACAAGATCAAACTTTTCTGTTATTTTTTTTATTTTTTGATATATTTCGTCGTCAGTCATTTTATAAAAAAACCCGCACACTTTTTAGGTATGCGGGTTTATGCTGTGTCCACCTTATACCTTACTTTTTGGACTTTTTCGTCTTCTTAGATTTGGATCCAGCTGCTTTAACTCCGTGAGCTCCAACGCTAACTTTAGCGCTTTTTACGCCAACTACGGCGTGTGGAAATGGAACGTTAACTGCAAAAAAAGGAATCTTGAAACCTACGCTTTTGGTTGATAGATTTGCGTCAACTCCTGTTCCTGCTTTTGTTCCTAGAGTTAAAGACGGGATTGGCCATGTAACCTTTTGGCCTAGTACTGTTGCTGTCGGGGCAGGTTTAATGCCTGCTCCAAACAATTCCGCTCTGGCGCTAGTGGTTACTAGTGCAAAGCATGCTGCCGCTGTAAGAATAATTAATTTCTTCATGGTTATATTATTACACTAATTATACCTATTGAACCTTGATTTTTCTAGGTTTTGATATTTCTTTTTTAGGTAACGTTAGTGTTAAAATTCCGTATTCTAGATTAGCTGTAATAGAGTTCGTGTCTACGTCGCTTTTTATAGAAAAAGTATTTTTATAGGCTGTTTTACCTTCTTTTTCGGCGTTAACAGTAAGAGAATTATTATTCACTTCTAGCTTAATGTCTCCTTTTTTGTATCCAGGTAGCTCGATTGATACTGTATAAACGTCTCCACTGTCTTTAACGTCTGTGATTCTGCGTTCATCGTCAAAAACTTTGCCGAATGTTGTAAAGAAATCCTTAAAAGGATCGTAATTTTCATTGTCTATTAAAAACATATTTCTAATTGGGTTTAAGTGTCTTGTTAAAGTACTCATGCTTTTATTAAAGCACAAACCGTGCCAACTTCGATTTTGAGTATTTACACTGTGTTTTTTGATTATTAGTCCCAGGTAGGGTCAAGGTGTCTCACTAGGTGTGACATCTTGTGTGTCAGATTGTATCACTTCAAGGATTTTGTTTAAGCTTTTTTCGTAAGTAAATTCTTCTTGAAGTTTTAAACCTTCTGTATTCTCTGTTCCGACTTTTTCTTCAGCGGATTCCATTGCTGAAACGAGTTCATCGGTATCAAAGGTATAAATATTCCCTTGATTAAATGGCCCACCTTGATTAAAGAATATTCCGTCTGCCGCTAATTCTTTACCGTTAGGTTCTAGGATTATTGAATTTTTTTCATTCGCCCAATCTTTGTGTGATGAGCAGTTTAACACTATGCTCCACTTTCCTAGCGCTGTGGCATTGAAGCTTGGGAGATTCCAGCCTTCTGCTCCACTACACCCACTAAGGTCGATTTGGATTGCGTTCATTAAATCATTTACTTCACCATTGGTTTTTAAGTATGGTAAAAAGTTTACGTTCCCAACTCTCTGGTCACCAAGGGTTTGTTGAATGACTTGCTGCATTTGTTCTCCTTTCATAAAAGGATTTACTACTAAGCAAGATAATTGATATTTATAATTGTTTCCATATTTCTTAATCCAAGCTTTGATAATCTCAGAAGTATGTTTTCTTTTTTCAAACTTTCCAATTAATCCAAAATGGATTTTGTCTTTTAAGTACTCTTTATCTGTTTTATGAAAATCAGAGTCAAAGCCAAGTGGAACACTTTCCACATTATCACAATCAAAAAGTTTAAAAGACTTTCTAGCATAAGTGCTGCTAAAAATAGTTTTGTCTTGTAGTTTTACTATATTTTTTTCAACTTCAGTTGGAGAGTCTAGCTCATAAAAAGTATAAAGGTATTGCCTTGGTGTGATTCTTTTTTCTGCTCCGTTAATGTGCCAAAATTTAAGCGTGGGAGTGTCTTTGTCGAGTTTTTTAAATCGATCATCTGATATAGATTGAAGCCATTTAAGAAAATCTTTATCTAGTTTATTAAAAGCTTCCAGATCCGCCTGTTCCCCAATGGGGAACAAGGCGATATCCATTTGCTTTTTATACATTTCTCGCAAAAAGTTTACAGAAACATTTCCGAAACTTAGCGAGTTAATGGGCGCTTCGACTACTAATTTCATTAAAATGGAACGGAGTCGAATTCTTCAACCTCTTCTTCAACTTGAGATCGATTCTTTTGGGTTTTAGAGTTAACTTTAGGCATTGTGGTTGATCCTTGGTCGCTTTCGCCGCCTTCGTTAACTGGACTTAGAAACTGTACTGAGTTAGCAACAACATAAACTTTGCTGCGGGTATCTCCGTCTTTATTAGTCCAAGTGTTAGTCTTAAGTCTGCCTTCGACTAAAACTCTCTTGCCTTTAGTTAAGTACTTCGAGCAATTTTCTCCTACTTTGCCCCAAGCTTGAACGTCTGCAAAAAATACTTCGTCCTTGCTTAATGGGTTGTTTACTGCTACAGCTAGGTTAGTAACTGAGTCTCCCGAATCATTCACGGGCTTGGTTTCTGGGTCTCTTGTAAGGTTTCCTACACAGATATATTTATTATACATAATCTTTATCCTTTAGTTCTATTTTAAATTTTTCTATCGCAGAGTTATGGATGTTTATACAGCCTTGTATGCTCATCTCAAGCTCTTCGCTTATTTTTTTCCACGGCATTACTTTATTCTTTTCTCCAGTAATATATCTCATTTCAAATATTTTTTCAACTCGTTTATCTTTATGTTTTTTCGAAAACTTTATCGCCTCAGAGAAAATCTCAAAATCTTCTTTTTGGAACTTTTCGTTTTTTGACCGCAGAATATCTGTTTCTTTAATATCGTCGATATTGACTTGCGATTCTTTTTTTCTTTTGTTGTTCCTGTTTAAGCAAATCCATTTTGTTTCATTACCTAAGAATGTCGGGAACTTTGTTCCTTTATCACTTTTATACTTAAGTGCCGCTTGGTAGATATTATAGTCTTTTTCATCTATCAAGTCAAGCTTATTTGTTGTGCTTGCGCTTTGGGTGTACTTATTAACTATATCTAAGTAGATTCCTGTGTGCCTGTCAATCAATTCTTGTAAAGAAAAATCTGCTTCTTTGTCTTCTTGGATATTGTTGACTAGTTGATAGTCTTCTAAATTGTTAATTTTTTCTGACTTCATTTATAAAATTTTTTACTACGTTTTCTTGTTCGTCTGCTTGATCTTTTGTATAAGATTTCCAGTCTATTGGAAAATCTGAAGCTTCCCTTAAAAGTCCATCATTATGTTCTTCATTCTTATCAGCAGGAACTATGCCGTCTCTTTGTAGGTGGATCAATATTCCTCCGTTTCTTTTTAACCAAGAAGCTTCATTGACGAACCTAATGTCGCAAACGGCCGATATTATACCATGATTGTTGTTAATGTCAATAGTTTTTTGTAGCTTTTTAATCCAATATTCTGGATCTTTTTTTCTCATTAAATCTGTGCCGTAGCATATTAGTAGCGGCCTAATGAAGTTTTTTTCTTTTGGGTCTTCGGTAAAGGCAGAAATATCAAATTTTTGAGTCAAAAATGAGTCTAGGTCGCTTTTTAACTCAAAAGCCAACGATAGCTTTTTAGCAGAAAGTCCTACGTTTTTTAGCTCTTTTATTAAAATGCTACCAAACGTATCCTTACCAGTCCTTGCGTATCCCGCGATTCCAATTATATTTGGAAAAATCATGCATAGGATTATAACACTAATAGGGATTATATTCAAGTATAATATTTGGTTGGTTATAATATACTTCCCAGAGAGATAATACTCCAATCAAATAATATTAATAACATCTAATAATATTACCAATCTAATATTAATGTAGGGGTCAAAAAAGATCCGTAGTAGAGATCAAAAAAGATACTTCTTGACTTTGTGGTGGTCTAAGAATATAATTCTGCCCATGAACTACTTCATAAAACTTCCAGGAGAAATGGTTGCGGATGTTGTTTCTGGGAACTTAAAAGATTGCGATTTAAAGGTCTACGCTTACGTAGTCTCTAAGATTGGAAATAAAGACTGTATGTACATGCCTGTAAAGAAAATGTCCGTTGAATTAAATGTCCAAGAAGCTACTATTAAAAGAAGTATGTCTAGACTAGAAAAATGTAAGTATATTTCCCGAAGAAGAACTAAAAACTTTAGTCAGACGAAAATTTTAAAATAATAATGGACATTAGTTTTGTAATAATCACTGGAGGCCAAAAGCCAGAACACATAAATCGGCTTCTCAAAAGCATAAAAAAACAAAATATTAAAAATTTTGAATGCATCATTATTGGCAACACAAAAGATTTAAAAATAGATTTGTTTTCAATGGGGTTAACAGCTCCGCAATCAAACAAGATTAAAACAATTGAGAACAACGAGGCCGCACAAAAAGGCGAACTAGGCGTTATGAGAAACACGGGCTGCAGTCACGCCCAGTTTGATCATATAGTGATATTAGATGACGACCTTCTCTTGACAAAAGATTGGTATAGTAATTTGTTAAAATTTAAAGAAAGCAACCCCGATTTTGATATTGTTACCTGTCAAGTTAGAGTTCCAGATGGTGGAAGATACTGGGATCACGCTTGCTATCAAAGCCCAAAAAGAGGACATGTAACCTTAGAGGCTAATGAAGATGATGACCATTTATATATGTCTGGAGGCTGCTCTTGGTTAATGAAAAAGCGTGTTTTTGAAAAAATCCAATACGATTCTTCTGAAATATACAATATGAGCAACTTAAAAGATTACTCAGAGGGTAAGCATAACGAAGATACGTACTTTTCAAAACGATGCAGAGACTCAGGATTTAAAATAGTACATAACCATGCTTCAGTTTCATTTCACGATGATCCCACATACACAAACTTAGGAAGGTTTGCTAGACGAAGGGAAAACGGAAGAACTCAAGAATGGGTCAAGGCAATGGATTTAGATTTTCCGCCAGAAGTTATTGTTCAATTCTCTGCTGCGCTATACAATTCTGGATTTCCAGCTGAAGCTGCGGATACACTAAGGATGGGGTTAGAAAGATATATTAAAAACCCCACGCTACAAGACAATTGGCAAAAGCTTTCAGATGCCCACGGAGGGCAATTATCTGATTCCAGATGGTCAATGGACGCAGATCCATTGTTTAAAGAAACTTTAAAATGGTTAAAAGATGAGTCGTGAAATAATTCAAAGCTTATGGATAGGAAGCGAGCTTTCCCCAGTCGAAAAGCTTTGTATATCTTCGTATATAAAAAACGATCATGAGTTCCACTTGTATTCCTATAACGATATAGACGGTCTACCAGCAGACTGTATCGTTAAAGATGCCTCAGAAATCCTCCCAAGAGAAGATATTTTCTCGTATAACGTTGGATTAGGCAAAGGAAGTTATTCTGCTTTTTCAAATTATTTCCGCTACAAGCTATTAACCTTAAAAGGAAATTGGTGGACTGATACTGATATTGTTTGTTTAAAAAAGTTTGATTTTGAAGACGAATATGTTTTTGCGAGCGAAAAAACATCCTCAGATGGACAACACATAACCTCTGGGATAATAAAAGCCCCCATATCAAGCAATTTCGCTGAGAGATGCTACAATTTTTGCCGCGAACAAGATAAAAACACCTTACAATGGGGAGTTGTCGGCCCAAAACTAGTATCTAAAACAGTTAAAGAATTACAAATGGAAAATTTTGTCAAACCTTGGAAGTTTTTTAACCCTATTGGCTTTGAGCAATTAGGTATGATATTTGATGAAACTTTTGGCGACATGAAATTAAACGATTCATATACAATTCATTTATGGAACGAGATGTGGAGAAGATATAACCTAGATAAGAATAAAAAGTATGAGGAAAACTGCTTATTCGAAAAACTTAAGAAAAAATATTTATGAAAATAGCTTATTTATGTGATAAAGAGCATTACTTAAAAAAGATGTCCAGAGTTCGCTTTCATTCAATGGAAGCAGTTCAGAAACTATGCGGCAAAGATAATTTTTTATGGACAGGGCCAAATTGGGAAAACTGGGACGATGACCAAACAGTGGATGAAAACTTAAAACAAAACAGCTTTACGCCAGATTTAATCGTAGGATATAAACCGCTAGAAATTAAAGGATTTTCCGATTCAATATATACTAAATGCGTCAGGTACAATGAAATGTATGACGATGATTGGACTTTAAAAGAAATTAATGAATCCGCAGCAGACATTGTTGTTTGCCACCACAAAAATGACTTAGAGGATTGGCAGGGCGTTAAATTTCGCAAACAAGTAAAGCTTATTAATATTCCCCACTGCGCAGAAAGAACAATTTTCAAAGATTATGAATTACCAAAAACTCATGACGTTTTATTAGTTGGAGCTATCAACGTAACAAGTAAATTAGGACAACATTACCCACTACGTCAAAAAATGCTCGAGGTTCTCGCAGATATGTCAGATGACTACAAAGTTTCTGTTTACAGGCATCCAGGATATGTCCTAGGCGATGCTCATGAAAATAGATATGCGATAGACTTTGCAAAAGCAATAAATTCTGCAAAAATTTGTGTTACATGTTCTGGCGCACCAAAAAGCAGATTCGGAAAATACGTAGAGATACCCGCATGCAAGACAGCAATAGCAGCAGATATACCAAACGAAGAACAGGAAACTTTTAAGAAATTTGTTATTGAAATTAATGTTGACGATTCAAATAATACAATTGTCAATAAGCTAAAGAAATATCTAGATAATCAAGAGGAGCTTAAGAAAGTTACAGACAGAGGTTGGCTTTTGATGAATAAGTATACCCAAGATTGGTATGCTTCTGTTTTTATTAACAAAATTACAAAAATTTTAAACACATAAAATGGAAAACTCGAAGACCACCAAAGAATCAATTAAGAAAAATATATACGCAAACGTTCAAAAGTACTTTGAAAATATCTCATTTGAAGAATTAAAGCCTTCTAAATGGAAAGTTCCTATTGGTGGTGGATTTTATGACCATAATGAGGTTAATTCGGTTATCGAATGCTATCTTAATGGTTCATTATCAATACAAAAACCAGTAGCTAAATTTGAAGAAAATTTTTCTTCTTACATAGGATGTGAATATGGTATAGCTACCAACTCTGGAACGTCAGCAAATATCCTAGCACTAAACGCTTTGATTGAATCTGGGGAACTTGTGCCAGGAGACAAGGTCGCTATTCCAGCAACAACTTTTATTAGTGTAGTTACGCCAATTTTACAACTTGGGTTAGTTCCAGTTTATGTAGACATTAAAGAAGACCTAAATATGGATATGGAGGAGTTGCAAAGAGTTTTACTTTTCGAGGACAATATAAAATGCGTTATGGTTGTTCACACATTAGGTTTTCCCGCAGACGTTGAAACATTACTAAAGCTATCAAAAACTTATAGCTTTAAAATTATTGAAGACTGTTGTGAATCACACGGTGCGGCGATTAATGGAAAAAAAATTGGCAGCTACGGCGACATATCAACTTGGAGCTTTTATGTAGCACATCACATGACAACCGCTGAGGGCGGGATGGTTCTCACTAACTCAGAGAGGTATAAAACTATATTGTCAGAACTTAGAGAGTTTGGCAGGCTAAAGAGCTATGAAGGAGAACGCTTTGGTTACACCAAAGACAACCTAGTAGATTTTGATGAGAGATATGTGTTCCACAGAATTGGCTGGAATTTCAGGATGGCGGATGCTCCCGCTTCCTTCGGTATCGAGCAACTTAGAAAACTTGATAAAATGAACGCTACAAGAAAAAGCAATGCTAAATTCTTAATAGACAATTTAAAAAAACATAAAGATCTAATACTGCCAGATTACAGCAGCGACGAGCATGAAATTACTTACTACTCATTTCCGATCACGATTAAGCAGGGCAGTAGAATTAACAGAAAATCATTTGTTCAGCATTTAGAGTCTAATGGGATAGAAACAAGAGCCATAATGTGCGGAACTTTACCAGATCAACCAAGCTTAAAAAATTCTGTTCATATTATTGCTGGCGATTTAAAAATCAGCAGGCATGTTAGAGATAATGCTTTTTTTATTGGTTGTCATCCAATGTTAAAACAAGAAGACCTACAGCATGCAGTCGACATTATCGACGAATACTTAAAATAATTTAAAAATGAAAAACATATTAGTTACAGGCGGCACAGGCGCTATTGGTTCAAATTTAGTAAAAAAATTACTAACAAAAGAAGACACTAATAAATTAGTGATCCTCGATGACAATTCTTCTGGTTACCACAATAACCTAATACAAAATGATAAAATAATTTTCGTAAAAGGTAATGTATGTGATAATTGGGTAGTTGAACAAGCTTTTTCTCATGATATTACTCATGTTTATCACCTAGCTGCAAATTTTGCAAATCAAAGTTCTGTAGATTTTCCAGAAAAAGACTTAATGACAAACGGTATAGGAATCATTAAACTATTAGAAGCCTCTGTAAACAACAATGTTAAAAAGTTTTTGTATTCATCATCTTCATGTGTTTATAAGCCTGTCGACTCTCCATTTGTCGAACATGGGCCTATAGCCTTGACAACTCCATATGCAATAACCAAGCTTTTGTCCGAATATTATGTAACTTTTTATAATAAATTTAAAGGACTACCAGCAGTGGTAGTTAGATATTTCAATAATTATGGCCCTGGAGATTATCCAGGGAAATTCAGAAGCGTAATATGTAATTTTTTCTGGAAAGCGTTAAGAAATGAACCTCTCGTAATAACTGGAGATGGAAGTGAGACAAGGCCATTTACTTTTGTTGACGATATTGTGGACGGAACAATAACTGCGATGGAAAAAAGCAAAGACAAAGTTGTTGACAGTTTTTACTCCCACCCAATTGAAGAAGATGACAATTTAATTTACAATATAGCTAATCCTGAAGTTATAAAAATTAAAGACTTGGCAGAAAAAGTTAACGATGTCTGCGGAAATACCGCTGGCATAGAGTATCAACCAAGAAGAAATTGGGACGTAATTCCCAATAGATCTGTTTGTGTAAAAAAAGCAAATGAAGAATTAGGCTTTAGTCCAAAAATCAACATAGACGAGGGATTAAAAAAGACTTTAGAGTGGTTCTCTAGTCAGGAATTTAAAAACGAAAACACAAGATTTTAAATTATGATTTGGAATGAAATTGTTTGTCTGGGTGACTCATTGACATATGGGTCTCGAGATGATTTTGGCAGGTCTTACCCGTTAGAGCTTAATAACATACTTACAGAAAGAACTGGAGAGTATTACATATGCCATAATCATGGCGTACCCGCAGAAACAAGCTCTGAACTATTAAGGCGAACATGGCAAGCATTAAACTCCCATCAGGCGGCAAGATTATCCTTGATCATGATCGGCACTAATGATACTCAAGCAAACATTCCTCCAGACATATACGAAGACAATTTAAAACAAATTATAACAATGTGTAAGATTTGCAAAACTAGACCTATTTTAGCGACGTTGCCCGATTTAGGATTTACTCCCCTATATTTAAACAACCCAAATAATATAAACTTATACAATAAAAAAATAAACTCTATAGCCGATAAAATGAATTTAGAAGTTTGTAACATGAGAGGAATGGAAAAATATTATATAGACAATGTCCACGTTAATCATAAAGGCAACTTAGAAATGGCAAAAAGATGGGCAGATACAATACTAAGTATAAATGCGTAAAATAGTACACATTATAGGGGCCAGACCTAATTTTATGAAGGCCGCTCCATTAATTTCTGAATTAAAAAAGAATCGCAAATTTCGACAAATAATAGTACATACTGGTCAGCATTTTGATAAAAAAATGTCTGATGTTTTTTTATCTGAATTAAAAATACCAAAACCAAAGTACAAATTTTCCTTAAAATCAAAAACAGGCAACGCTCAAATTGCTGAAATTATGATTAAGCTAGAGGAAATTTTACTAAAAGAAAAGCCTAAATTAGTTGTTGTTTATGGAGACATAAACTCCACATTAGCAGCTTCACTTACAGCCAACAAATTAAAACTCAAACTTTGTCACATAGAGTCAGGACTAAGGAGTTTTGACAAAAATATGCCCGAAGAAATTAATCGAATAATTACAGACTCTTTGTCTGATTTTCATTTTGTCACAGAGAGGTCAGGCACCCAAAATTTATTAAGAGAAGGTCACAACAAAAACTCTATTTTTTTTGTTGGAAACACAATGATAGATTCTGTAAAAAAGTTTTTAGATAATAATTCTAGCTCAGATTTTAAGCCTCCGTTTTCGTCTGGTTGTGCACATGAACCCTTCTTCAAAAAAGATCCGTATGCCATCTGCACTTTCCACCGACCAAGTAACGTAGACACAAAACAAGCACTTTTAAAGATTACAGAAATCATAAAATGGCTATCACAAGATATAAACTTAGTTTTTCCAATCCACCCAAGAACAGAAAACGCACTCAAGAAGCATAAACTTTTAGAAAATTTGAAAAAAAATAAGAATATCCTTTTAAGTCCTCCTTGCGATTATGGTAATTTTTTGTTTTTAATAAAACATGCAAATTTAGTAGTTACAGATTCTGGAGGAATACAAGAAGAATGCTCATACCTAAACACTCCTTGTCTAACACTAAGAAGAAATACAGAGAGACCTGTAACAATTTCTAGAGGCAGCAATATTTTAGTTGATTCTCTAGAAGAAATATGCGGGCATTTTGACTCGATAAAAAATGAAACTTTTAAAAAGTCAAAAAATATTAAATTTTGGGATGGCAAGGCTTCAGAACGCATAGCAAAAATTATATATGAAAAATTATCCTAAAGTATCTTTTGGCATGGTTAATTGCAACAGGCTTTTTTACTTAAAAAGCTGTCTTGAATCATTACTTGAATGTACGCAAGATTATCCAAACAAAGAAATTATCATAGTAGACAACGCCTCAACAGAGAAAGGAACTAAAGAATACTTAGATTCGATTAAAGACGAAAATATTAAAATACACATCACAAAAGAAAGAGATCCGTCAAATGAATACGCTAGAGGCTTAAACACTATTTACGAACTAAGCGATGGAGATTATGTAATTCCGCTTGAAGGAGATTTACAATTTATAGTTAAAGGAGGATGGCTAAAGCAGTATGTAGATTTTTTTGAAAACAATAGAGAGCTAACTGGTTCCATGAGCTTAGACGCACAGAGAACAATACGACTAAACCGCGGGAGATATCTTTTTCCTAAAAATCAGTCTAAGTATAAATTTGTTTACAATTTATCTAATCATCCTATTAGCGGAGCTGGAGACGCTGTATATTCTAGAGAAATCTTAGACAAAATGTACCCATGGGTAACCGAAAACTCAAGCCATGAAGGAGGAGGCGACTGTGAGACTAAAATGTTGGCGAAAATAGACAAGATTTTGGGTGACAAAAAATCTTCAACTTTCTTAGCGGTGCCATTATTCCCAGTATGTACTGCAATATATACAGATCCCAGGGGCACTAACGCTAGAATAAGAGGCAACAAAAGGTATGGCAAATATTGGGCGCCAAAAGATTCGTTTAAATATTATGAAATTCATGAATACGAAGAGGCTTTAAAACTCATCTCCGAAAGAGACACTCCTATCGGAATCGAAGTTGTCGCTAACCCAATCGGATGGGATAAACCCTTAGACAACAAAGGAAACTGGTTAAAAAATCCAATTAGACCAGAAAATTGCACTGAGGATGATTACGAGATTATAGATTAAATTATATTATGAATTGGTACGATGATCTATGTGAATATTATCAAGTTTCACCAGAAGAAGCTAATGAGCTTGGCACAAGAAAAAAAGGCAGAAGACCAAACTTGCCAGGCTCAGCAACCTGTCAACCTGTCTCAGGTTTAACGTTTGAAGAAATATGGGACAGCAAACCAAGAGAGACGACTGCTCAAATTTTTGATTTTTATAAAGATATAGGCTCTTGGTCTTCATTTCGACAATGCAAATATCACGAACATGGACCTGCGTACAATACTGGCCCAATAACAGCTCAACAAATTTCGATCAATCAATTAGATGGAAATATAAAAGTTTTAGAGTACGGCGCTGGAGTTGCACCAATATCAACTTGGCTGTATGATAACCTAGCCAACTGCAAGTTCGAGTTTTATATAAACGATGTTACATGCGAACATTTAACATTTGGACATTGGAGACTAAAAAATAGGGAAGCAAACGTTAAAAAGTTTGAAATTCAGCCAGATGAATTTCCAGATTACGGAGACGTCAAATTTAATTTTATATACATGCTTGACGTGCTAGAACATTTAGATGATCCATTTGGAGCGGTAAATGAAGTAATTAAATATTCAGTTCCAAATGAAACTTTATTTTTTGAGACCTGGGTAAACCATGAAGAAGGTAAGTCTACCCATTGTGATTTAGACAGAGATAAACAAAAAACAATTAAACTTATTAAACAAAATTTTTCTTTAGTAGTCGACACGGGCGGCATGAGAGTCTGGAAGAAGTTATTGCACTTTTAATGAAAATCTATATAAACAACTCAAATGAAAATTGGATTTGCGATCGCATGCGGCAAGAGTTTATTGATTATAATTCAGATTATATTACTACTAACGTTTTACAAGCTGATGTCCTATGGCTTTTTTCCAATTGGATCTGGAGAGAAATCCCAGTAGATCTATTACATGATAAAAAAGTTATTGCAACGATACACCACATTGACCCAGAAAAACTAAATGTTGAAGATTTCTTATTAAGAGATAAGTTTTGCAATGCGTATCATGTTTTTAGCGAAAAAACAATTCCGCACTTTCCAGAAGAAGTTAATAGAAGCAAGATTCACGTAGTCCCCTATTGGTACAACGAGGAGCTTTGGTTTAACATGGAAGATAAAAATAGTTTACGTGAAAAGTTTTCTATACCCAAAGACAAACTTGTTATAGGCAGCTTCCAAAGAGACACCGAAGGATCTGATTTAAAAACCCCAAAACTATCAAAAGGACCAGACGTTTTTTGTGACATAGTTGAAAAAATTAACGAAAAACCACACGTATTATTGTCAGGATGGAGAAGGCAATATATTATATCAAGACTCGAAGCAGCGGGCATCACATATTCGTATTTTGAAATGGCTGATTTTAAAACTTTAAACGAGTTATATAATTGCTTAGATTTATATCTTGTGACATCAAGACAAGAAGGAGGCCCACAAGCCATCTTAGAATGTGCATCAAATATGACGCCAATACTGTCCACAGATGTCGGATTTGCCAGTAAAGTCCTTTCAGGCGACTCTATTATAAGCGATGCACAAAAGTTTATTGATAAGATTAATTCTTCAGACTTTGACTACACATTACAGAATCATGAAGCACTACAAGCCTACTCAATGCAAAATTCAATGCCAAAGTATATTAACGTTTTTAAAGGCTTATGAAAATTTTTATTTCTTTTGGCATAACGGATTCGCCATGGGGCGGAGGCAATCAATTTTTAAAAAATTTAAAAAAGTGTTTCGCAGAAGAAGGATTGTATACTGAATCGCCAGAATATGCAGATATTATATTATATAACGGACATCAATTCATTGAACAAACTTCATTGATTAAAAAAGCTCATCCCAATAAAATTTTTGTTCATAGGATGGACGGACTGCAAAAACTTTATAACAACGCCTCAGACACAAGACAAGATTTAGCTATAGACTTTAATAAACTCTCTGATGCAACGATATTTCAGAGTCATTGGTCAAAAGATGAATTTAAAAAATTTAATTTTAATCCAGAAAAATCAACAGTTATACCAAACGCCGCAGATCCTGAAATTTTCCATGATACAAACGAGGCGAAAAAAAACCAAAAAATCAATTTGTTGTGCACTAGTTTTTCAAACAACCTAAACAAAGGGTTTTTATTTTACAAGGAACTAGATGATGCATTAGATTTCGAACAATTTAACTTCACTTTTATAGGAAATAAACCAGATGACATAACTTACAAAAATATAAAATGCTCACCACCGAAAACAACAACTGAAATTGCCAAAGAACTAAAACAAACAGATGTTTTTGTTTCTGCCACAGTAAATGACTGTTGTTCCAACTCTATTATTGAAGCGTTGACATCTGGAGTCCCTGTTTTAGCTCAAAATAGCGGAGGAAACCCAGAAATAGTAAAAGATGGAGGAGAATTATTTGAAGATATAGATGAATTTCTATTTAATCTTCAAAAAATAACATTGAACATTGATTTTTATAAGAAAATGATTAATATCAAAACAATGAAACAAATTGCGTCAGATTATGTAGAATTTTTTCAATGTATTTAGTTAACATTAGCATAGATGATATTTCTCCACACCCACAGTCTTCAACAAAGGTGCTTGATAGGTGTTATGAGCTCATCGATATTTTTCCAAGTATAAAGTTTACGCTTTTTATACCTTGCGCATATTGGAGAACCATGTCTAACAATCGAGGAGTAGAAGGATTGCTTACTTGCACAAGCCAACCGCTCTGCCTTGATGATTATCCTGAGTTTTGCCAGGAAATTCTTAGCATTAATAGCAAAAATTTTGAAATCGGCTTTCACGGGTTATACCACGGAGTTCCCCATAAAAGCAATAATGATGAATTTAGGGGCGCAAGTTACAACGAGACAGTGAAAATTATAGAAGGCATGCGCGAGGTCGCGAAAAAAACAAAGATACCATTCAAAAACATACTGCGTCCCCCAGCTTGGAGAATGTCGCCAGAGTCAATAAAAGCGTGCGCGGACCACGGAATTGAGATATTAGCACTTTCGTCCGACATGTATCATGACGGATCATTAGACTATAAAGGTGAAGATAAAAAATTTAAAAACGTAGTCTATTATAATTGTTGCCCACCATCTAAAGAGTTAAAATTTTATAAAAAAACAGAAATAGTTTACCACGCATGTGAATGGGATTCAAACTTTTTAAATGAAAAGCTTAAAGACGATCTAGTAGATTTCCTCAATAGCGAAAAAGAAAATGTCAAATTTGCATTTATGGACGCAATGCTATAAGCCATGGGCAGATCAGATCCACACATTTTTAATTTTTATAATAACAATATAAAACCTAGAGGTTCAACAGCTTTATTAGGTTTTACCAATAATAATGTTTACCAAGGTGACCTTTATGATTTAAGCTTAGACAATTGGAATATAAATTCAGAATGGATGCTCAAAAAAAAGTATGACACAATAATCTGCACAAGGTGTGCTTATTTTGCAGAAGACCCATGGGACTTTACTGAAAGATGCCATGAGCACTTAAACAAAGATGGTATTTTATATGTTGATTGGGGCTTAGGAGACCATTGGAGGTTTGAAGATTATAAAATTGGCTGGGTTAAAAATGAACAACAAGAATATGCATACCAAGATAATAACTATTTATGGTCTACAGTTTGGGATAAGCGATTCAAAAGCAATGACCAGTATAAGCTTTTTTGTAAAAACGTAGAAAAGTTTGGTTACAATAATGTAGAAAAAGCGATAATAAAAGAAGTGCCAAGAGTACTGAAGTTAGATTACATAAAGCTATTTTTTAACGTAGAATATGATATACTTTCACTATGGGAAGATTCACCTCAACTTTATATCTTAATTAAGGCAACAAAAAAATGAATTTTTTAGCCCTAGAAATGACTTTTTTGCGCTATTTTCTTCCACTTATTATTTGCGGAAATAAAAGAAACATAAAGTCAACAGTTTTAGTAGAGCGCAATAATAAGTATAACTGCCCGATAAAAAACGCAAAACACTTAGAATCTTTATCAGATAAATATAATTTTAATGTTCGGTATGCAAGCAAAGCAAACAAGGATATAACTTTCTTAATTGAAGGTGTTGGCGCCAACCTAACTAATGCCAAAAAAGTTTCAATGACCTACATGACAGACTATACACTTTCATGGAAAAAATATTGGAGCGACATAGACCACTGCATATTTCCATCAAAATGGTTTGCTGAATTTATTAAAAAAGAAAAAGATGAAAAATCATTGTTCCTAGGAAGTCCGAAGTATGATCTAAAACTCAACAAAGAGGAACTTTTTAAAAAATACAACTTAAGTCACGAGTTCAAATACGCGTTTATACCTCTTCCAAGATCTAGAGATTTAAATTTAGTTAATTTATCTTTTGTTTATAATTTTTTACGCAACAAAGGATACAAAATTATCACAAAGTCAAGAGGAAAAGATAATTATAAAGGAGATGGCGATTTTAATTTTTCTGATACATCATGGTTTCCTCATGATTCAATGGAGTTAATAAGCATATCAGACTTGGTAATAAACTTTGATTCTACCTGCATTAAAGAATGCGTAATGGCGAGAAAAAAAGTTATTAATTTTAACGTTAAGCCTTTTAAGCAATTGTTGCCAGAACTATACAATGAGAAATACTCCGCAAATATAAAATCCGACTTTTGGAACGAAGACAACTTAAATAAGCATTATGAAAGAATTTCAACCTCCAACGCTTCAAGCTTTGATCCTGTCATTGAAAAATATTTATTTAAGACTGGAAGTTCTGCCAGAATATTAGATTATTTTGGTATAAAGTGAACATTTTAGCAATTATCCCCGCAAGAGGCGGAAGCCAAAGACTACGCAACAAAAATATATACCCCTTATGGGGAAAACCAATGATTTACTGGGCAATACAAGCCTGTAAACAATCAAAATTTAACATTAAAGTATGTGTAAGCACCGAAAGCGAAGAAATATCGAATATATCTCAAGAACTTGGGGCTACAGTACATAAAAGAGACCCAAAGCTTGCGGATCACAAAACCTATAAACAGGCAGCGGTTAGATCTGCTGCAGAATGGTATGAAAAGGTAAATGGCAAACAAGACATTTTTATATCCTTACAAGCCAATTCTCCACAAATAAAAAATAAAGATCTTGACAAAGGTATAGAGATTTTGCTAGAATACCAAAAAGACGAAATATTTAGCGTCGATTCCAATTTAATGCAAAATGCTGCTTTTAGAGTCTTTAAAGGAGACTATGTATACCAAGAAGATCTAAGCACTAATTGTGGAGCCTGCGTTTGTGAATTACATGATGTGCACACTTTAGATGACATAAAGTATCTAGAGTCAGGCTTAGACACAATATAACATAACAACAAATGACAAAAACTTACATCATATCAGAGCTTTGCGGACAATGGGGAGGCTCAATGAGTCGAGCTAAAGAAATGATTGACCAATCTAAAATCGGAGGAGCAAATGCGGTAAAGGTTCAATTATGGGATACTTATAAAATGCCAGGAGACAATAGAGAAAAATGGGAATACCTCGTGATGAGTAAAGATCAGTTTTTTGAATTAAAGGATTATGCGGACAAAGTTGGTATTGATTTTTTTGCTTCACCTTTTGACTCCGAAAGGTTTAGTTGGGTGCTAGAAGCTAATCTTAAAATAAACAAAATAGCAAGTTCTGTATTAGAATGGAATTTTGATTTGTGCGAGAATATGGTTTCATCAGGATTAAGAACTTTTTGTTCACTTGGAAAATGGAATAAAGATAAATTACCGTTTAATAATGATAACGTAGAATACTTTCACTGTTTAGCTGAATACCCACATTCAGAAGAAAGAGCAATATCAAAAATGCCTACAAACCTAACAGGTTACAGCGACCATTCAATTGGGATTGGAGCCTGTATCGAAGCAGCGAGTCGTGGAGCTACTTTAATAGAAAAACACTTTACCCTAGATAAAAATTTACAATGTGAAACAGAGTCTGCACATTCATGTTCTATGGACTTGGATGAATTAAAAAAACTAACTGAATTCTGTAAAACATGAAAAACAAGCTAAACATAGCTTTGATCACAGCTGGCAATCCAAGACATCATTATTTTAAAAAAAAGATTTCTTCGGTAGTTGATGTCGGGCTAGTTATTGAAGAGCCAAAAAAATCAACGCCGCAAGAAAAAGAAATATCATTTTTTAAAAATTCCTTTTTAGATAATAACTGGAATTCCAAAAGAAACAAGCAAGTTAATATAAGTGATAAAACCCTAAACAACGTTGAAACACAAAAAATTTTAGAAGATTTTTCCCCTGATTATATTTTTACTTTTGGTTGCGGACTACTTAAAGACAATATTATAAAAACTGCGTCAAAATGCATAATAAACATTCATACTGGGCTCACTCAACACCACAGAGGCGTTGAGGGGCCGCTATTTGCAATATATGAAGAAGATGCCAGCATAATAGGCGCGACAATTCATCAAGTCACAACAGGAATAGATTCTGGCCAAGTTATTGCACAAGACAGGCCTAAACTAAGACTAGACGATAACTTAGATTTGTTATTTTATAGAGCCTGCAAATGCGGAATAGATCTTTTACAAAAAAATATTATTGATATAATTTTGGGTAAAGCTAAATTTCAAACCCTAGACAAAGGAAAGTTATACCAAAAGAAAGATGTCACAAATGAAGTGATGACTTCTGCAAATTCAAAAGTTGGCGCCGTACTCTATAATTATTATGATTTAGATGGCGCGGCAGATCGGTTTATATATTATTAAAATGAAAATTGGAATTTTTTTATCTTGTTATAATAGCGAAGACACAATTCAAGAATGTATTGACTCTATTCTTGAACAAACCTATTCAGATTTTAATCTTTATATTTTTGATGATAACAGCAAGGACAATACTGTAGAAAAAATTAAAAAAAATCAAGACCAAAGAATTAATTTGATTTGTTCTAAAAAAAACATGGGCACGTATGCATCTAAAAATTTCCTTTTTAAAAAGTATGGGCACCTACATAAGTATATAGCACTGCACGATTCAGATGACATCAGCATAATCAACAGGCTCGAAGAACAAATTGCTTTTTTAAAAGACAGTTGTGATAAAACTGCTTGCTGCGGAACGAATATTATAGAGTTTTGGAAAGACGATTATTTGCCCCATACTGTTTCATCCGAAATGGTTAATAAAAAAAGCAGAAAGAACTTTTACCCAGAAGAACTCCAGAAGTCTATTTTAAAAGATGTTGTAAACTATTTAACTAAAGAAAGCTCATATCAAAATTATATGAAAACTAAGTTTTGCATGAATGGATCTCTCATGTTTAAAAGTAAGATTATAAAAGAGCTTGGCGGATGGGATGGCAAAACTCACATAGCAGCCGACACAGATATAATACTTAGAATTTTAGCTAAATATCGTATTTTTAATCTACAAAAGTTTTTATATAAGCGCAGATTCAGCAATACATCATTAACTGGCAGCACGAAAGTAGGAGTATGCTCAGAAATCAGAAAACAATACAATTTAAAACGAGTAGACATTGCTCAGTCAGCTCTTGACGGAAAAGTGTCAAAACAAAATTTTTATTTTCCAGAATTTAATTACGAATGTGTGCAATTATAGGTACAGTAAATCATGAGTTAAACAGACTTTGCTTATCAAAGTTATATTCGAGAGGTCCCGATTATAATAGTTTATATAAAAATAAAAACGTAAGTTTTGCTCATGCAAGGCTCTCAGTCATTGATGCAGAAGGAGGAAACCAGCCTATGCATTCAATGTCTGGCAATTCAACCATTATCTTTAACGGGGAAATTTATAATGCCAGAGAGTTAGATGCTAGCCATAAGTCAGACACAAGAGTTCTTTTAGAGTATTATGAGAAACACGGAATTGAGAAGACTTTACAAGATATCAACGGTATGTTTTCTTTTGCAATTCTCGATAAAGAACAAAACAAAATTTTTATAGCAAGAGACAGGCTAGGCGTTAAGCCTTTATTTTATTACAATAAAAATAATAAGTTAATTTTTTGCTCTGAAATTAATCCAATCAAAGATGAAGTAGGAATAAGCAACCTCTCAATTAATAGCACGGCACTTGGAGTTTATTTTAGACTATTTTTCATTCCATCCCCTATTACAATATGGAACGAAATCCAAAGTCTCAAACAGGGTAGCTATTTGACATACGACTTAAAGTCTAATCAGTTGCAACAAAAAACATATTGGAAGCTTTCTCAACCCGAGAGGTCTGAAACAAATATAAATAGACTAGAAGAGTTAATTGAGAATGCGTCAACAATACGAACGAGAAGCGATGTGCCATATAGCGTTTTTCTTTCTGGAGGGATAGATTCAACATTAATTACGAAATATCTATCGACATTTAATCAAAATCTACAAACTTACACTGTTGAGGTACAAGACCCCAACTTAAATGAGGCTGAGTATTCAAGCATAGTTGCTACAAAATTCAAAACAAAACACTCTTCAATTAAATTAAAATATAAAAATATATTAATTAATCACCTCAGAGAAATGACTACTCATTTTGGCCAGCCATTTGCAGATTTATCTATAATACCATACGACTTAATTTCAAAACAGATAGGCTCACGTTCAATTGTTGCGCTGGGAGGAGACGGAGCAGACGAATCCTTTTGTGGCTACGATAGATACAATAACCCCACAGGAACTGTTGAAGATTTGTATAGAAACAAGCAATTTAATCTCATTCCCTCTGAAGATCCAAGAGACTTTATGTTAAATAACTTGCCTTATATCCCAACAGATAAAAGCGAATTATTAAGGATTTTGGACATAAGCTATTTTTTAGAGGGCGATATTCTACAAAAAGTTGATAGATTAAGCATGAGGCATTCATTAGAAGTGAGGTCGCCACTTTTAGATTATAGAATTGTTGAATTTTCCAATACTTTAGATTATAATCTGATGTTCAAGATGAGAAAAAAAGAGGCATTAAGGAGACTTTTAGAAAAAGACTTTTCGAAAGATTTTATTGATAGAAAAAAAATAGGCCTCACGCTTACGCCTGAAAATCTTAAAGCGACCGTGGACAGCTATCTTGATCAATACAGCTTTAGTCATTCATTAGTTTGTCCAAATTGGCTTAAAAAAGTTGCCTCAAATTATTATTTAAAATTTGCAATGTTAATGTTTGTTTTATGGCACGAGGAAAACTATGTCTAACCCAATAGTCTCAATTATAGTTACTAATTACAATTATGGAAAGTTTTTGCATCGTTGCCTAAGAAGCTGTTTCTCGCAAAAATTTTTAAACTATGAGGTTTTAGTTGTTGACGACTGCAGTACGGATAATTCAATTGAAATACTTCAGCCCTTTTTACAATCAAACAACAATTTAAAGCTCATTAATAATCAAGAAAATCTTGGAGTCGCAGAATCCGCAAACCTTGCAATCAACGCCAGTAGAGGCCAATTTTTTATCAGAGTTGACTCTGATGATTTTGTAGTATCAGATATGTCTTATATTATGTACAAGTTCCTCGAGGCAAATCATTATAGCTTTGGAGTTTCCTGTGACTATTATTTAGTCGATAACTATGAAGATAAAATAGAAAGAAAATCTGCCGAGGAATTTCCTATATCTTGCGGAATTATGTACAGAAGAGACCTGTTTTTAGAATTAGGAGGATATAATCCCAAAATGAGACATAGGGAAGAAGAGGAGTTGAGAAAAAGGCTTGGAGAAAAATATAGAGTAGACTATTTAAAAATGCCTTTTTACAGATACAGGATGCATGACTGCAATAAAACAAAAACAAAAGAATATTTAGAAACAAAAGTATGAATGTAGGAATTATAGGAAGAGGATTCGTTGGCAACGCCATATTTCAAGGATTAAACCATTATTATGATATTAAAGTTTATGATGTCGACCCCAAAAAGTCAACGCATAATTTCGACGAGGTAATTAATTCTGATGTGGTTTTCTTATCCGTGCCAACCCCCATGCACAAAGACACTGGCGAATGCGACTTGTCTTATATAGAATCCGTCTTTGACAAAGTCAAAGAAACAAACGGAAGAAATGAATCTTGCACTTTTGTCATCAAGTCTACCGTGCCAGTTGGAACTACCGAACAGCTAAATGAAAAGTATGATCAAAAGATTAAAATTATACACTCTCCAGAGTTTTTAACCGCAAGAACCGCAATAACAGATTTCATATGTCCGTCTCGACATATTATTGGCGGACACCCCGCAAGAGGCACAGAGAAGTTGAAAGAAATTTATGAGTCGAGATTTCCAGGAGTGCCCTGCTACGTAATGACAAGTAAAGAGTCTGAATTTGTAAAATATTTTGCAAATTGTTTTTTTGCTACAAAAGTTTCATATTTTAATGAAATGGCTATTTTTGCGAAAGCTCATGGCCTAAATTGGGAAAATGTCATTGAAGGAGTTATGTCTGATGGAAGAATTGGAATTAGCCATTATCAAGTTCCTGGCCACGACGGAAATCCTGGATTTGGTGGAACCTGTTTCCCCAAAGATATCAATGCTCTAATTAAAAGCTTTGAAAATGTGGGAACTGAGCCATTACTGTTAAAAGCGGCATGGGAAAGAAATCTTTTAGTAAGAAATGAGAAGGACTGGGAAAGTTCAAAGTCGGCAGTCAGCGAATAAAAAAATAATCATGAAACATTTAGTAACAGGCGGAGCAGGATTCATAGGTAGTCATTTAGTGGATAAGTTAATATCCGAAGGTCACGAAGTCACGATTGTCGATG